GCTCTATAACCAGAGCCATCGAATCGGTCAACACCCTTTGCCCAACGGAGAGTACTCCAACCCTGCGAGATCTGTGGGGCTGTAAGTGTTTCCCTGTCGAGCATGCCGCCACCATACCAAGCAGCAATACCTCCTCCAAGAGCCTGTGCGTCGTATTCTCCGCTGATACCAGCCCAAGTTGTATAGTTACTAAGAACAGAAGCATCGCCTCCGTTGAACTGACGCAAGCCTATCATTGAGGTAAGCATTAGACCGCCCGCAATAACGGTAGCACCGCCCAGAGCGTTTGTGATAGCGCGTTGGATAACGGCAGCAGTATTCTTATCGCCCGTTGTCTGTGTACCATTCAGCAGAGCATCTATATAGCCGTTGAAAGAGCTATCATCGGTGTATTTTGAAGCCTTTGCCCAATGAGAAATATTTGGAGTACCACCTTCGGCACAAGCAGTGATACATTTCAGTATCTCGTTGCTATATGTCGAGCCGTCAGCGGGATAGGTAGCGTTTACCCACAAATCACCTACCTTATAAGGTGCAGACGGGAGAGTACCCGATGTTGTCTGATATACTTTTGCCTTAGAATCAGCAAGGCCAAGTGCCTCATAAGCGGCAGCCAAAGCCTGTGTAATAGCGGTATCATCAATATACTGCCAAGAATAGGTATCTACACCACCTTCTGTAGTCTTGATGAATCGGTAAGCGAATCCCGAAGTCTGACTTTGTGTAGATGGTGCTACATCATAATACAAATCGCCTAAGTGTCTCTCTTTCAGTGTTACGGTGTTCCAACTTACTGCTGGCTCGTTAAGTAGTGTAGGTGTTCCATCCAAGAACCAAGACTGAATCTCTCCGTCTATTTGGTCTTGCAAATCCTTTAACGCACCACCAAGAGTACCCGATGCAGTACTTGTACCACCGATAGGGCTACTTGCATCAATAACAGCCTTGATATTCAGAACAGGATTATGTTGCTGCGTACCATCGTCTTGCTTATACTCGATATACGTTGAGCGATTAACATCACCAATATACGCATCACCATAGACTTTGAGTTCTGCGTGTCCTGTAGAAGAATTATAACCGAGGATAATCTTACTCTTTCCGTTCAAAGAAAAAGAATTAATGCCTTGATATATCTGATAGCTTGGAGCATCAGCACCGCTAACATACTCTATAACTGCGCCCTGACGGGTAGAATCGTTGACATTACCGAGCTGAACAATATCATCCTGTGCCAAAGGTGTATCAGAACCACTCTGATAGCCACTATAAGAAACACCACTGATAGTTTCGGAAACAGCGTTAGAAAGGTCGATGTAGTGCTCGTCATTATCATTAACGCTTGAACTCTTGCCGATAACCAATCGCCAAAAGCTATGCTGATACAACTCACCCGAAGTAACGTTAGTAACATGGCAATAGGCTTGGTCGCCAATCACAAAGTCATTGGTTATAGTGTTATCGCCATCGCTACCTCTAAAGTAACAACGATACTTAACGATGTCGGCAGCAACCTCAGTAACCTGTCCGTTAGAATCCAGCCCTTCGACACGAATACACTTACAGTTGGCTGGTGAAGCTACTCTGTTTCCTTTGCTATGCTGATAATCACGTACCTCCAAATTATCAAAGTACGCTTTCATTCTAACGTACATCTTATCAGCTTCAAGATATGTTGTGCCATCAACATTCTTGCGGAATACACCGCCCTCACCAAGCAGGCCACTGACAAACTGATTGCCGACCTGCAAACCCTTGAGCATGGTAATGAATCCAGCAGCAGTATCATCATTCAGCTTTGAAAGGAACTGCTCACTACCAAAGCGGTCAATCAAACTCTGTACTTGACGAGGAGTAAGACCACCGCCACCCGCAGAGGCAACAGCGTTAGTAAAAACAGAGTCAATCTTGTTGGTAATCTTCTCAATGGTGGAAACATCCTTCTCATCACGAAGAGTTACCTCATAAGTTGGTAGGCCATCATTACCATTTTCCTTGATAGTAAGGACATCGATAATGATATTGGCATCGATATTCAGGTCACTGTCAGCGAAGGAGAAAACATCACCAGCTTTCAGTGTGTCATGCAGCGACACCACTCCGCTCGATGACATTGCGGTATCGTGCTGTCTCTGCATCCATATCTCGTCGATACGTGGTTGATATGTATAACGAGGTGCATGATTCTTTTTCAGTGCTTCAATAGATGCTTGCAAAAGCTTTATTGCAGCAAAATCAATATATTCGGACGGCATTGTGATTCCTGTAAGAACATATTTATCGCCATGTTCTACACCTTGCTCACTGCTTCCGTGAATCTGAAAATCACAGTAAGGGAACCATAAGTCGAGCGAATCATCATGTACTCGTTCTACATTACAGTTCCATCGGTTAGTATTATTATCTTTTGTCGGCTTATTCGCTATCTTAAAACTACGAGCACCGCACATTCCGTTCTTCATGTCGATGCTTGCACCCTCATCCCATACTTTTGCAAGGTCAAAGCCAAGGTCAGGAAGAACTATGTTAATATTCTTTACCTCTTCTCCAGCTGGATATACACCATTATCTGATACCTGTTCTGCCGAATAGATTTCGTCAATAGGAGCATTATCATACTCCACACCCTCGATAGTCGGGTGTATATCGTCTGTCTCATTACTTCCATCGAAATATATAGAAGCTGGCCGTACTCCATACTGCGTCTTGTTAGGAGAATCAATAAAAGGACGATACTTATCAGTAGAAAATGTAAAGCCGTCGGCTATTGCCTGTGCCAGCCATGTCTTATCAGCATCATTCTTATGGGCCTGTACCCAAGCATTGAGACTCATATTTGGGAATCCTGGCAGCATCAGACGTGATACAGCCATATTATCAGGAAGATTCTCTGTTGAATAATCCTGATGGTCAGAGTCAAAAGCATCTTTTTTGACGTAATCTACAAAATCCACTCTGTCACCCTGAGTAAGAGCTTCGACGAAAGCTTCCATCTTTTCAGGGTCTGGTTCATCTCTGTCATCATCGCCTCCAGTATATTCGCAATAGACATAACACTTACCTGTCTCTGTGTCTTTTGTAATATATCCTCTTACCTGAATATCGTTTGCAGAAATCTCAACAATATAGTTGGGATTTTCTGTTGTGCCTGGGTAACTTTCCGAACGATATGTAAAGTATTTTCTATCAAAGTCGAGGTCGAGAAGGAAATCACAGCCGACAACACCAAACTTATTCTTGATAGATGTAATATTCGCAAACACCTGTACGTTAAGCATGGCATAGTATCTGTCGGGAAGGTTCGTCTCAGAGCCATAGGCGCGTAGACGAGTAACAATACGTTGTTCTGCCTCTCCAACACGCTCTATCTCGTAAAGGCCATTACCTTTTCCGTATCTGAATGTGTTTGCAGTAAAAACACCTGCTGTACCAACTATTACAACACGTCCTCTGATAATAAAATTCAGTTCAAAATCATCATGCACCTTCTTGAGTGCATCCCAACAGGTGTTATTATCAACACTCTCTGAAACGCCCTGCACTCCGTATGGGTCGGTCTTTGTTGCTCCAGTTGGGTCTATATACTGCTTATAAGCATTCTCGAAAGCGGTTGCTCTGCCAACAGCAGTACCGCGTTGAGAGTTGCGCACTGTATTCAAGCCTATGACAATCCAGCCGCCAGGATATAATTCCTCAAGATTCGCCTGTATTCTGTCAAGCAAATCGTCAACACTCTCACAATAAAATGGGAAAGTTGGAAGAGCTGTATAATGTATATCGTTGTCGTTGAGAACTATGTCATTGAAATCACAGCGTACAATCTCGTCCTGTAGGCCAACAAACTTAATGTTGTCATAGGTGAATCCTTCCCCATAAGTACCACTCGAAGCTTTTTTCAGAACATTCGGGTTATATTCAATGGTGTATCTCTCGCCTCTGTAGTCAATATAGTCACCAACGGCGAAGTCAATAGGTGTAGCACTCTTCACAGAAACAGTGATAAAGCACTCCGCCATCCATTCGTC